CGGCAGGTGGTGAACTCTTTAAGGAAGAACACATACAGTTCTCCGAAGAGGAACCGGACGGAGGTCAATTTTATATAGCAGTGGATTTGGCAGGCTTTGCGGACGTTCAAACAGCAACAACTAAAACCAACAGGCTTGACCAAACGTCAATTGCGGTGGTTAAAGCGGGTACGGAAGGATGGTGGGTCGCTGACATCATCCACGGTCGTTGGGGAGTTGAGAAGACAGCACGTAAAATCTTTGATGCAGTCCGAGACTACCGACCAGTAGCCGTAGGTATTGAGAAAGGTGCATTGAAGAATGCTGTCTACCCTTACCTAAACGACATTATGAAAGCAAATCAACGCTTCTTTAGGGTTGAGGAACTGACACACGGTAACAAACGTAAGATTGACCGTATTGTATGGGCGCTCCAAGGGCGTTTTGAACACGGTAAGATAACACTTAACAAGGGAGAATGGAATACTACGTTCCTAGATGAGCTATTCCAGTTCCCTAACAAACTTGTCCATGATGATTTAATTGATTCGTTGGCTTACATTGACCAACTGGCTCAGGTAGCCTACGCAATCGACTACGAGGAAGAAGAATATGAACTTACCGACTACTACTCAGGGTATTAAACTATGTTAGAAGAAGAAGGATTCCGATTAGAACGCCTAGAAGACTGGGTAGATTACAAATGTACCTCATGGCGTGATAACTTTGAGGCTAACTACTCGCAGAAGTTCGATGAATACTACCGCCTATGGCGTGGTCAGTGGTCTTCCGAAGACATGACACGTCAATCAGAGCGTTCGCGTATTATTTCCCCTGCCCTACAGCAGGCTGTTGAGTCCTCCGTGGCTGAACTAGAGGAAGCTACCTTTGGTCGTGGCAAATGGTTCGACATTAAGGATGACCGAGGCGACCCAGACAACGCTGACGTAGCTTTACTGCGTGAAAACTTAGTTTCTGACTTCGGTCGTAACAAAATCCGTAAGAATGTGGCTGAGTGTCTTATTAACGCCGCTGTATTCGGTACAGGTATTGCTGAAATAGAGCTTGTTAGTGAAAAAGAGATGGCTCCGGCTACACAGCCTGTTATGGGCGGTGAAATGACTGCTGTCGGTGTCACTATTAGAGACCGTACCTGTGTTAAGCTAAACCCTGTAATGCCTCAGAACTTCCTTATCGACCCTGTAGCGACTTCCATTGAGAATGCGCTAGGTGTTGCTGTGGATGAGTTCGTATCACTACACCAAGTACAGGAACTACAGGAACAAGGTGTCTATCGTCAGGCTCACGTAGGTACTGCGGCTCCAGACTTTGACATCGAGCCTGACCACGAGCTTACGTCTACCTATGACGACGATAAAGTACGTCTTACTAAGTACTACGGCCTTGTGCCTCGCTATTTGTTGGACGAAGCTATGTCTGACCCAGACGCTGAGGAAGAAGTTGTAGAGTTAAACGACGACGCAGAAGACGACAGCTACTATGTAGAAGCTATTGTTGTTATCGCTGATGGTGGTACACTGCTTAAGGCAGAAAAGAACCCCTACATGATGGGTGACCGTCCAATCATCGCATTCCCTTGGGATGTCGTTCCTAGCCGTTTCTGGGGTCGAGGTGTATGTGAGAAAGGGTATAACTCACAGAAGGCGTTAGACGCAGAACTACGCGCTCGTATCGACGCTCTAGCACTAACTGTACACCCTATGCTTGCTATGGATGCCTCTCGTATGCCTAGAGGCTCTAAGCCGGAGATTCGCGCAGGTAAGGTTATTCTTACTAACGGTAACCCTGCGGAAGTACTACAGCCGTTTAACTTTGGTCAGGTCAACCAGATTACCTTTGCTCAGGCAGGTGCGCTACAGCAGATGGTACAGACCGCCACAGGCGCTATTGACTCAGCAGGTATCGCAGGTAGCATTAACGGCGAAAGCACAGCCGCAGGCATCTCTATGAGCCTCGGTGCTATTATTAAGCGTCACAAGCGTACATTGATTAACTTCCAAGAGTCGTTTATCATTCCGTTAGTGACTAAGGCCGCACACCGCTATATGCAGTTTGAGCCTGAGACATACCCAGTAGCTGATTATAAGTTCGATGTATCTAGCTCTCTAGGTATCATTGCTCGTGAGTATGAAGTTACACAGCTTGTACAGTTACTACAAACTATGTCACCAGAGACTCCGATGTACCCTGAGTTAATTAAGTCAATCGTTGACAACATGAACTTGTCTAACCGTGAAGAGCTTATTGCTAAACTTGACCAAGCCAACACACCTGACCCTGAACAGCAAGCTCAAGCACAACAGGCTGCTCAGGCTACACAGCAAGCTCAGTTGGCGTTCCAAGCGTCACAGACTAACGCTCTCAATGGACAGGCGCAAGAGTCTGAGGCTCGTGCTATGAAGGCTATGGCTGAAGCGCAGGCCGTACCGCAGGAGCTTGAAATTGACCGTATCAAGGCTGTAACGGCTAACCTACAGGCAGGAGATGCAGACGACAAAGAGTTTAAGAAGCGCCTTGAAATCTCTAAGCAACTTCTGAAGGAGCGTGAGGTTGCTGTTAAAGAAGGTAACGTAGAGGCTACACCAGAGCCGCAGGCTGAACCACGAGCCATGCCGCAACCACCGATGATGCAACCTGACATGGGACAATTGCCAAATGATTTTAACCAGTAAAATGATGGAAGACGCTTTAGAGCAGATTAACGTAGCTTTTGCGGAAGTCAACAAAAGAGTAGACAAGTTAGAAGAAAAAGTCAACACAAAGGAGAAGCCCAGTGGCGACACCAAGAAAGGGAAAAGCAAAGGTTAAAGTTACTTCATCCGGTAAGAAGGTAAGCTACGGACAGGCAGGCAAAGCTAAAGGCGGAGGTGCTAGGGTAAAACCCGGCACTTCCAAAGGTGACAGCTATTGCGCTCGTAGCTTAGGAATTAAGAAAGGCTTACCTAAGAAGAAGCAGAACGACCCTAACACACCTAACAACTTATCACGTAAGCGTTGGAAATGCTCTGGCGCTAAGTCTAAGAGGAAATAGTTATGATGAAGAAAGGTAAATGTTGTAGCAAGTCAAAAGCAAAAGCACCTGCTAAACCTAAGCGTGGTGGACGTACGGCTAAGAACAAGAAGAACAAGATGAGTGTGCGAAGTGGCTACTAAGAAAAAATCCACAGTCAACTCAGCAGGTAACTACACCAAGCCTACCATGCGTAAGAACCTCTTTAATAAGATTAAGGCAAGTACTAAGGGTGGTAAGGCAGGGCAATGGTCTGCACGGAAGGCACAGATGTTAGCCAAGGAGTATAAGGCTAAAGGCGGAGGATACAAGTAATGAAAGTAAAAGCCCCTAAAGGCTATCACTGGATGAAGCAATCGGACGGCTCCCAGAAGCTAATGAAACACACAGGTAAGTTTGTTAAGCACAAAGGTGCAACACTTGCGGCAAACTTTGCCATACAGAAGGCGCACAAGTAATGGCACTTAAGAAGACACAGAAGTCTTTGAAGAAGTGGACTGACCAGAAGTGGACTACAGCTAGTGGTAAGAAGTCCTCGGAGACTGGTGAGGTATACGCTCCTAAGAAGACAATAGCAAAGCTAAAGTCCACTGCGGCAGGCAAGAAGAAACTAGCGGCGGCTAACAAGAAGAAGAGACAAGCCACAGCTAAAGGCAAGCAACACGCCAAGCATGGTTTACATAAAGGTAAAAAAAGATAAATAAAGCTTGACATTTGTCTCATTATATGTTATAATAATACTATAGTATACTTTAAAGGATTGCGAGTACGCGGTCGGGTATACTTTAACTTTTACTTTTATTATATAACAAACTGTCCTTCAAAGGAGAAACAGTTAATGACTGAAACAGATAGAGAATTAGAAAAATACTACGAAGATATGCTTACTACGTTTCGTACTGACGGTTGGAAGACCTTAACGGAAGACCTACATACAAACGCAGAAGGTATTAACTCTGTAGAAGCAACTAAAGATGAGAAAGACCTTTACTTCCGTAAGGGACAACTTTATGTCATCTCTACGTTGTTAAACTTAGAAGAACACGTCCGTGACGCATACGACCGTCTAGGGGAAGACCCTGATGCCGTTATTTGATTTTAAATGCGAAGAAGGACATACTAGCGAACACTTTGTTAGTAGTGACACTAAAGAAGTAGACTGCCCTGAGTGTGGTCTTAAAGCAGTAAAACAGTTATCTTCTTTCGGGACTTGGACAGAAAAACATAACGGCATATCGTCGGACAACTGGGTCAAGAAACGAGAACAAAAGATGGCTAATGACCGTAAGGCAAATTCATAATGGTGTATGAACCCTTACATAATATAAACCTCCATAATACTAAAAGGTACGGAGTTTAATAATGGCAAAACTAATACCGGACGAGCGTCCAGAAGAAAAAGATGATACTGAAGTAACCAACATTGAAGAGATGGGAACTCCTGAACCGGAGGCAACCCCAGAACCTCAAGATGACATCCCTGAGAAGTACCAAGGAAAGTCAACCGCTGAGATTGTAAGGATGCACCAAGAAGCTGAGAAGCTCTTAGGAAAGCAAAGCGGAGAAGTAGGGGAGTTACGTTCAGTAGTTGATTCTTACATTCAGACACAACTCGACACAACACCAAACGTAACACCTGAGCAACAAGACGAAGATATTGATTTCTTTTCTGACCCCGACAAGGCTGTCGAAAGAGCTATTGCTAATCACCCTTCCGTTAAGAAGGCAGAGGAAGCAACCCTAGCTCAACAACGTAGCGCAACACTGTCACAATTAAAGACACGTCATCCTGACATGGAACAAATTGTACAAGACGCTAAGTTTGTTGAATGGATTAAATCCTCTAAGATTCGTACACAGCTTTTTGCACAAGCAGACCGTAACTTTGATTACGATGCCGCTGATGAAATTTTCACTAATTGGAAGGAACGTCAAGGCGTTGTGTCTCAAACTGTAACTGCTGAGAAGGACGCAAGAAAAGCCGCTGTTAGAAAAGCCTCTACAGGTAGCACCAAAGGAAACGGTGAACAGCGAGCGAAAAAAGTATATCGTCGCTCAGACATTATTAAGCTAATGCAGGACGACCCTGACCGGTATCTCGCACTGTCTGATGAAATCACACAGGCGTATGCCGAGAAGAGAGTCCGCTAACTAAACTCTTTTTATTATAAGGTATTTATATTATGGCTACAACTAAATCAGTATATCCGGATACAGCACAGATTGTATCTAACGCTAAAGCAGGGACTTTTATTCCAGAAATCTGGAGTGACGAAGTTATTGCCGCATACAAGTCTAATCTTGTTCTGGCTAACCTAGTTAAGTCTATGGGCATGACTGGTAAGAAAGGTGACGTAGTTCACATTCCTAAGCCAGAGCGTGGCACTGCAACCCCAAAAACCTCAGGTAATGCTGTTTCTATTCAGGCCGCTACTGAGGGTGAAGTACTGGTCACCATCGACAAGCACTTCGAGTACTCACGCATGATTGAAGACATCACTGAGACTCAGGCTCTTGCTTCTTTGCGTCAGTTCTACACTGGCGACGCAGGTTACGCGTTGGCTCGTCAGGTTGATTCTGACCTGATTAACCTTGGTAAGTCTCTTGGTAACGGCAATGGCTCTTCTTGGGTTCACAACGCTTCTTACCAGATTAACACTACTTCCGGTGTTTTGGAAGCGTATGACGCTGACGGTACTGCTGACGTTGGTGAATTTAGTGACGATGCTTTCCGTGCATTGATTCAGAAGATGGATGACGCGGACGTTCCTATGGACAACCGTTGTTTCGTGATTCCACCTTCACTGCGTAACGCTATCATGGGCGAGGCCCGTTATATGTCTTCTGACTTCGTTGACGGACGCGGCGTTGAGAACGGTAAGATTGGTACTCTGTACGGCATTGACGTATTTGTATCAACTAACGTTGCTACTCCAGAGTCAGGCGTTCGTGCCGCACAGCTTCTGCACAAGGACACTTACGTTCTTGCAGAACAGCAGGGCATTCGTTCACAGACTCAGTACAAGCAGGAGTTCCTTGGCACTCTTTACACTGCTGACACTCTGTACGGTACTCAGGTACTACGTCCAGATGCCGGTTTCGTATTGAATGTTAAAGGCTAAGTAACAAACTGGGGGCATCCATAAGGGTGCCTCCTTTTACTTTTTCAGGCTTCGCGCCTTCTTATATTAACATAGGTAAATATCATGTCAAAATTAGCAAGAGATGTAAACACTAAAGCAATTCAGGTTCTACGTCCATCCACAGTTTCTAAAGTATCTACTTCAGGTACTGCCGCGTCTTCCTCCGCTATTGCCGCTAACATTCGTGTAGCTCGCATTATAAGTGATTCAGATTGCTTCTATAGCGTCGAAGGAACAGCGACCACTTCTTCCTCATATCTCCCTGCAAATACTATTGAATATATTCATGTGTATGAGGGCGATACTGTTTCTGTTATTCTAGCCTCCGGTACTGGTTCCGCCTACATAACCTCAATGGTGTAAGCCATGTATGGTTTAGGTGTAAACAGACTAGGTGTAACTAACTCAAGCGGGTTTAACCCTGCATCTCTTTTTGCTTCCGGTGAAGAGGGTGCTTGGTATGACCCTTCTGACTTATCCTCAATGTTTCAGGTTGACCAGACTACTCCCGCAGTCCAAGGACAGGCCGTAGGTAAAATACTAGATAAGTCCGGTAACGGACATCACCTAGTACAAACAAACTCGGATAAATGCCCTATACTTCGTACAGATGACCAAGGTAATTTCTGTTTAGATTTTACAACAGACGACGGTATGCGTTCTACGAATGACTTTCTTTTTGCTGACAATAATGTTACAGATATGTCTTTGTTTACAGGCTGTCGTAAGGAAAGCATAGGAATTAACCAAACCATTATGGAACTCTCTAATAACTTAGGTAGTCAAAAAGGTTGTTTTAGAATATTATGCACTTCAGGGGAACTGTGGCGTGTTATTCAAAAAGGCGGTTATGGTGACGGAGAAACAGCAGTAGCTAATACTTTACAGACTTCTTCAGTAGGTAATCCTAATCGAAGTGTGTTATCGAGTATAGCAAGCATAACTGACCCTTCACATAGCTTTAAACGTAATGGTGCTGTTGTTAATAGTAATACAGGTTCTCTAGGCACAGGAACTTTTGGTAACCATGTACTTAATGTAGGCGCACGTTCCAACGGTTTGTCAGCTAATCTTGACGGTAAGATATACGGTATTATTGTTAGAGGTGCTTTAACTGACGCTGATACACGTATAAAGGTTGACAAATACATGGGCGTTAAATCAGGAGTAAGTATCTAATGAGTACATTTGCAACTGTTATTGTAACCAAAGCTAACCTAGCGGCGGCTCAAGAACTTACTTCTCCTAACCAATTTACTACTAAGCTAAAGAAAGGCTTTAGTAAATACTATATCAGTTCCGGCTACTTTAGTCAGGAACATTACGACGCTCTTTTGGCTAGTGATATTTTACACACTTTTATCACTGACGATACAGAACGACCTACTAAAACAATTGCAGACCTCGGCATGACCGTTGTTACTGTAGAAGACTAAAGGGACTTATCATGGTAGAGGAGACTAAAGAAGCATTGGACGTTGTAGCTGTTTCAACAGGTATACTTTCATTAGCGGCGTGGCTACCACCTATCGCGTCGTTGTTTACAATCATCTGGATGGGTTTACGTATCTGGGAATCAGACACAGTTATGGAACTTAGAGGAAGAAAATAATGTCAATCATCAGTGCGCTTATACAGCCAGTAACAGATATATTAGACAAGGTAATACCTGACGCTGATACTAAGCAACGTATAGCGCACGAGATTGCCACACAAGCACATACAATAGCACAGGCACAGATAGAGGTAAACAAAGCTGAAGCAAAGAGTAAGGACTTATTTGTCGCAGGTTGGCGACCCGCTGTGGGTTGGACTTGTTGCCTTGGAATGGCGGGTAACTTCCTTGTTATTCCGATGGCAAACTTTGCGCTTGCTTTATCC